ATTTCCAAATTGTGTACCTTGTAAATCTATAGGCGAGAAGCCGTCCTGAGCGAGTTCGTCCTCAGCTTGTAAAGCATCTAATTCCTCTATGATATCTAGGAGATCCTCGAGGAAATCTACATCTAAATATTCTATGTCTAACTCGCTAAATTCAAGTTCATCTTTTGCTAGATAATCTTGGTTTAATTCATCGTAAGCGAGAAAGTCGACATCGAGAATATTGCTATCAGAGCCATCAGCTCCAGTCTCTCCTGTACTTTGTATTTCTTCATCTTCTTTCGGTGGTGATACAATCAACATATTATCAATGAGATCCAGTGTTAGGTCTAATACCACCGGTCTGGTTGGTACTGCTTCCCATACACTCGTAACAGTGGACTCATATGGTTTGTTTAAAACTACGGAACCCAGAGCAGTTGCTACGACAATCTCCCCTGAACTCACACCAAATTCATCTGGTAATAAAATTACCAAACTTCTCCCCAACTCGTCTACGGTAACAGTAAAATCTGTCCCACGAATTGAGATTTGAGAAGTAGGAGTTTCAATTTTGATATTATCTTTATTGATATTTCCTATCTTCCCTGTTATAAAACGAGCTGTCCCGCTGGCAAACTTAAGTGCCATCTCTGACTTGTTTGGGTCGGGATTAAAAACAACCTTGTCTATAACAAGTTTGCTATGCTCGGTTAGTCTGACTTTGCTATCATCTAGAAACGATATTGCTAATCGGCCATTGCCTGTGCGTACATCGTCCATTTGCTGTATGTCAAAGCCAACCTCTGCAGTAAAGGTGTCGCCTCTTAAGACGGCACCATTACCACGAAGTTCTGTGATATCACCTATATTGTCAGCATGAAGTGGAGGTGCCACCATCATTTTGAACAATACAAATATTTGAATTAGATGTATCAGCTTCAATTTTCAACCAGTCTGCCGCAAGTGTAGAAGATTGAGTAATAGTCATTGTATTACTATCTCCGTCTAAATCTAAATAGAAATAAGCCGCATCACTACTGCTTGCTCCGTATCCACTGCCTGTGAATGTAAGTGTATTAGAATCTCCTAAAATGTCCATATAGTTTGTTGCGTATGCAGAATCTAAATCTAGAGTGATTTCATTACTGTCACCAGTAAATAACCAGTCTAAGTCTAAATACGATACGTCATCATCTTGACCTAAGTCAATGTCTGCTGTGTTAGAAGAACCAGTTATGTCAAAGTTTAAGTTAACATAGTCTGCTCCATTTAGTCCATCAGTGTCCATACTTATAGTCCATTCATTAGAGTCACCAATAAAATCAAATGTTCCTGTGAAGTTATCACCTATTATTCCGTCAGTAAGAAATAAGTTGGAGGCTCCTATTTGATTCAAATCTAATGTCCAACTAGTACCATTTAATATTGCTGCAGTCATTGAACCTGTTGTTGCGTTTAATCCACCAATTAAATTGCTGGAACCAAGTTGTTCAATATCTATTGCTGCATTGTCACCAGTTTGGTCAATATAGATTTCGTTGTCTGCGTAGAGACCGATTGATAAAAATAAGGCAAATAAAGCTCTCATTTTATTCTCCTATATAGTACTTCCAGTACCCCTTCTCTATCCCTTGATTAATTAACTCTACTACTCCAGTTTCTACTGCTGCTTGAACAGCAATATACTTTGGTTCATTCATGGCATTGCCACTTTCAAATTCAACGAGTTCAGTATCATTCGAATGAAACCTAAAGTAGTCGTTACTTAATCCTACGGATAAAATTGCTTTTGAAGTAAGGATCTCCAATAAAATTTCTCCTGTACTCACAGAAACTAATCTCATTGAAACAATAACCCTATCTTCACGATATTGCTTGGAACTGCCGATACCTAGATATCTAGCTCCGACACCTCCAGTTAGTAAGTTAGTATTGTAATCAACAATACCACCCTCGATAATAAGTCCAGCAAACAGTAATGGTTTCTGGTCTTTATCATCTTCAAAAGTTTGTCTTGTTTGTCTAATTAATTGTCTTTCTTTTGTTAAGTGGTCTAGTCCTTTTCTTTCTACCACTTTGAAGAATCCTGATTGTTTTAGTGCACGAATTAAGTATGCTTCAGGTGCTTGTGTTACTGCACTACTAAAGTCTGCTATACCATCTCTTGATTTTCTTTGTCCACTTAAATCTTCAAATTTATACACAGCAACAACTGGTACTCTTGCAGGCAAGGGCACAGTAGTAATTGCTTTTGTTATTGGCTTTTCTATGATGGAATCGCCAGAAAAGCATTTTGCTTCCCCAACGATAGTAACAAGGTCTTTATAATCCCCTTGAGGATTAGTTAGACAGGGCGATGTATACTTCCAGTGCGTCGCGCAGCTAGAAACCAAAGTCGCCGATAGGAATAGTAATAGTAGTTGTTTCACCTGTAGCTTCATTAAATATAGTCAGGGTTATTGTTATACCATCTGATGTCCAAGTAATTAGATTATCAAATAAAGTAAATGACCCCTCCGTTGCAGGATTCTCTCCAAATAGTTGGTCGACCAGCTGTCTAGAAAGTTGTGCGTATATTCTACTCTCAAAGTTTTTAATAAACCTTGCAAGAGTAGTGTTTTCCTCTTCTCTTTTCAATGCATCTTGCATTGCTTTGATTTCTGCTTTAAGAGCTTCTTTTCTTGAGAACTCTTGATTTTCAATAGTAAGATAATGTGAAGATGTACCAATGCCACTAAATGAGGGACTCTTAAACTCATGTTTAATTTCATCTGCTTTTAATTCAAATACAAAAAGTATACTCATAAGTAGAAAAATTACTCCTACTACTATATTTGATAATCTATTATTTAGTTTTCTTTCGTTCATTTTCTTTCATCATTAAAACTGTGTCCAGTTTCTTTTGCAGTCGAATCATATCATTGTCTAACATTCTTATCTGGTCGATTAACTGTAAGATTGTTATCTTCATTTCTTCGATTGCAGGGTCTATTTTTTCTGTTACTGTAGTCCAGACAAAGTATACAAAATATCCTAGTCCAACCATTGCAACAACTGGAAATCCAAACTGTTGTATGGCATCAATCACGTCTTGCATCTATACTTCCTGATTCTACAAAATTCTCTGCTCTTGCTATTTTATCTAAGTCTGGTGTGAGTCCAAGAGCTGAACTTACACTCATGTCTATTTTAATCATATCATTATTCATAACTTTAATACGAGTAATTAACATCTTAGAGATTCCTCGAACTTCTTCTGTATCTCCAACAACATCGTCCATTATTTTACGAATAATCAAAAAGATAAAACCACCCATAAATATTGCTGCTGCAATGGGTGCTCCAACTTGTCCTATAATATCAAATACTTCCATTATACCTCTATTGCGAATATTTTATCTTTGTTTACTTTTTCTAAATCAAAATTTATTGAAACCCCACAACCGCATGATGATTGTTCTTTAGGGTTTATAAATTTAAATAGTTCATTTAGTCCTTCTTTTTGAAAGTCTAAAGTCATGCCAACTAAGTACGGTACAGACATTTTGTCAATTAGTATCCTAAATTTTCCGTAATCCAGTTCCACATCTTTTTGGCTTGGTGCACTATTAGTCCTATCAAAGACATACTCAAAACCAGCACACCCCCCGCCAGTAATACCCAAGCGGATACCAGAAAATTTCTCTTTTCTCTGTTTCTCCAAAATCTTGGTGATTGCTTCATCAGTTACTTCAATTATTGTACCAGTTGCCATACCTTATGGATTCTGCCTGTCTTCATCAACTTGTGAATCGTACTGATTATGTTTCCTATATTCAATTTTTTTCTCCCAATCTTTAATTGCATCTTTGATGCTGGCTTCCGCCAAGACTGAGCAGTGTAATTTTATTGGAGGTAAGTCAAGAGCTGCTGCGATTTCTCTATCTTTTATCAGCTTTGCCTCTTCAACTGTTTTTCCCATCAACATATCGACAAACATAGATGAAGAAGCTATTGCACTTCCACAACCGTATGTTTTAAATTTAACGTCCACGATTCTGTCATCATGGTCTAGTTTGAGTTGTAACTTCATGACATCTCCACACGCTGGTGCACCTGTCATTCCTGTTGCTACATTTGGGTCTTTGGGATCGAATCTCCCAACAGAAAACTTCTGCGGGTTCTCCAACACTCCATAAAATCTATCATTTACTTCTTTACTGTATGGCACTATTTCTCCTTAAGTAGCTTTTTCATGAGTTCGCCGTAATTACCTTGTCCGAATGGAACTTCCCCATTTATCTGAACATTGGTCTGACTCTTAATATTAGAAGCTTTTGCCTTTTCTAGGTCTGCCTGTGCTTTGATCTCGTCCATTCTCATTTTATGTGCCATTTGAAGTAAGTCTGCTAAGTCTTTGTTAGTATATATTTCTGATTCTTCAGCTTCTTCCATTTTTCTGTCAATGAGATCGTCTAGCGCTGTTGCTAGTTTAAAACGATTGCGATAGCCAGTGTCTAAGTACACTTGGTCAATGTATCCTTTTACTTCCCGCTTAGCAAGTACTTCAGATACTTCACTCTCGTCTACAGACAGTCTTGCGCATACCGCTGGAATATTTCCCAGTTCTAAGTATGCATTTGCTACTTCAAGTCCTTCTGGACTTATTCTTGTCGATATTTCATTCTTCATAATGCAATTATAACAAATTTTCTACCATATGTCAAGAAGTATTTTTAAGAGCATCATTATGATGCTGTTCACGGCGTCTTTTATTAGTTCCAAATTTTTCAAAAGTTGTACGTATGGAGGTGTCCACAGGACAGCAGGTCAGCTGGTCTGCTAACTGCTACCCCTCTAGGTAAGGAGGAAAGCCTAGATTAAAACAATCTGCCTTGCCTTAGGAATGGCTCGGGTTGTTGTGGCTCGTGTTCTGTGAGCAATCTTCTTAACTCATGCCATGTTATTTTCATTTGAGATAAAGCAAGGATATCCTCCCCAAAATCTTCGCAAGGCTCGTTGAGATAATCAACTAATCTATTAAAGATTTGTTTCTCCCAAATTAAATATTCATTATCACTCATTGGGTCTGGATATACTTTCTTTAATCCAAATTTATTTTCTATGCTATTATCAAACATTATTATTTTCTCCTTTTTTTAATTTCTTCGGCTCGTTGCTTTCTCCATGTTTGCAACTGCTTTAGATTTTGTTTTTTAATTCTTCTTAACTCTTTGTCAAGAAATCTTTTTTGTTTATTGCTTAATGTCATTATATCACCCCATGAATTTTAAAGGTGATTACAACTAAAGCAAATAATAAAATAACACCAGCAACAAATGGAGCAATCACTTCATCTACTGCTAACATTCTTTTAAACTTTCTAACCTTTCTATTCCAAACAATTCTATTTTTTATTTGCGTTGGCGTTGGGTTATGTCCTTCGCTAGATACTGCAAACATTAACCCTAATACTAACACAATTACTACTGCCATAAATAATATAAATTCCATTTTAATTTTTCTCCTTTAATAACCTTTCAAATTTACCTAATCGATATATAAAAGCTCCTCTCATGTGTTTACTAAAGCTATTCCATAATTTAGGATTACCTTTAATCTTTTTCATTTGATTAATGCCTTTTGTCAACTCGGCTTTTGTTAGGTCTTTATCATTTGTTTTCATACTTATAATTATAAGGATTTTTCAACTAAATGCAATACTTTTCCACAATTATTTTCACTTTTTGTAAATGAGAATCATTCTCATTTGGGGCGCCGATTTTATCATTTTCTAAGGCAAATGTCAAGCGTTTTTTTAATAAAAAAATAAAGCCCGATTTGGGCTTGTCTATTATTTGATGCTTGGTTTAAAATTTGTTAATAAACAAATTTTAAACCATGTTGCATTTTTTTGCAACACTTTTTTTCAAATTTTCCTAACACATTTTTAAGAAAAATGCAACACTTTTTTGCAAAAAAATTTACACTATTTTAAATAAAAAATCAAGGATTTTTTGTGAATTTTTTGAAACAAATTATGACAAAAAAGACACACATAAGAATAACTTATTTACAGATTATGCCTTGATTAATACGCCTAAATAACCGATAATATATTTAGAGATTGGAAGATGAAACCGATACCGAGCAAAAATAAAATCTGATAAAGATTTGACCGAAAGGGGCTAGACTGGAAACGGGGAGGACAATCACAAGAGATGAAATTTCTCGAACTCTCGGAACAACGAGACAAAATAAAAACTAAAAATAACGACTTAATATATAAACTTTTACGAGGTAAAACTATGGAAAAGAAAATATCGAAAAAAGCAAAAGCAAATCTTCAAATTTTAAGAGGGGCTATTGCTAGAGGGGAATCAGTCAGACTAACATTCAAGAAGTTAAATCTTGAAGTTCCGATTGATTCAAATATATCTTTTATGGTTAGAGATGGAAAATTTATTCCTAATCAAAAATTATTGGGGGTTAGCAATGACAACTGAGAAAAAACCAATAAAGAATAAACTGCAAATTATAGATGAAGTTTTAAAGTCAGATGATGATAAAACTTTTACTATGTCAGTTAGTGAATTTAAGGCGTTGTTTTCAACTGCTCAACTTAATCGAGGGTGGACAAAACCACAACTTGAAGAAATTTTTGAGAGGTTAAAATAATGCCAAAAAAGAAAAAACTAACTGTTGCAGTTATTGATACAGAGACCACAATGCGAAATGAACATTCGCATTTAATCTTCGATTTCGCATTTGTTATCGGTAATGTATATGATGATAATTCTGTCGATTGTTTAGAGAAAAATTATCTTATTAAAGATACTTTAGCCAATCCTGAGAATTTTATATTTACTTATACTGATAATGAAACTGGGAATCGAGTTCCATATTCACTAGACTCTCGCTATGCTCGTTCACTTGATAGGTGGGCGAATGGCGAGAGGTATGAAGTGGCGACTTGGGATTACGCATACAAACAATTTTGGGATTATTGTTCTCGAATGGGTGTTGATGTGATTACTGCATATAATTTAAATTTCGATTTGAAAGCTATGCAAAAAACTCAAGCACAATTTAGTGATAAGCAACTAAGACTGCCAAATGGTATTGATAAAGTATGCTTAATGGACATGTGCCAAACTTTCATAATGAATCGAGATTTTAAGCTGTGGTGGGATTCTCTTGAAGAGGATTTCAAAAATCAGTTTAGAACTGAGAAAGGGAATATGTCATATTCGGCTGAATGTATTTATAGGTATTTATTCGAAGATTATTTCTATACTGAGCAACATACTGCTCTCAGAGATTGTCGCATGGAATGGAAACTCTTGAAATATTGCTACCGAAAATGGACAACGGATATTAATAAACATTTTATAAATAATATTCGTGGTGTATCTTGGCGAACTGCTAACAAAATTTTTACTAAAAAAGAAAAGTTAGCTATGCGACAAGGTAAGAAATCGAGAATTAAATCACAACTTGCAATGGAATTGTAATGAGTGATATCGATTATGATAAAATCCCTAAACATCTACGCCACTTGTCTGAGTGGCGTTTAAGGTGTTTATTCTACATATTTCGAGGTAAGTTATGAATATGGATATATTTATTGCAACATACTTTCTAATGGTATTTTTAGGATTACAGCAATTCTATAAATTCGATTATCATACAAATACAACACTTGTATTATTTGGAAACATATTAATACTTGAATGGTGTTTTATTAATCATAGCTACACATTATTAGCATTAACAATAATAATGATGTTGGCTCAGTTATCGAGGATATACAATGCAAAAAACTAAATTTACTGAGAGGGTATGGAAACTTAATCCCACGATCAAAATTTACGACCTAGACGGCACAATAATTGATTCTTCACATAGAAGAGCAATTAAACCAAATGGGGAAATAGATTTGGATAAATGGCGAGAAACCAGCACAAAGGAACATATATTCAGAGATGAATTATTACCAATGTATTGGCAACTTGTGAACGACTATAAGAATGGAGACATTATTGTTATATGCACAGCAAGAGAAATGAATAAACACGATTACGAGTTTATTCATTCAATGGGTATATATTATGATTACATCTTATCAAGACCAATTGGAAATCCAACTATTGATGATGTTCTCAAATGGCAACAATGCCGACATTTCTTTAACCTTAAGCAATTTAAGAAATGCCGAAAAACTATTTATGATGATAATGTCAAAACCTTAACGAGATTTTTTTCTCATGGTTGCGACATTGTCAATGCTAAAGAATGGAATAAGGCGTTTTCATAATGAGCCGAAACAAGATTCAAAAACTTGAATCGAAGTTAGACAAGATAACAGGAACAATGGAACTAATAAGAACGATTGTTCCTGTTCTTGTTTTAATACTTCAGATTATTGTTTTGGTGAAATTGCTTGAATAAAATAATGCAATTAATTTGCATTTTCCTATTGACTTATGTTCTGAAATCCTTAAAATATACTTATATTCAGATTTCAGATATTAAGTCGGAAATAGGGAGATAACGAAAAGAGAAAAAAAGATGTTAGATATTTGGACTTCTCTTTTCAAGAGATAGGATTTCGAATCTCGATTGGTTGTCCTAACTCAAATGAGAATGAGGTTGTTTTTCCTCTAACTCTTCGGAGTCATAGCTAAACAACTAAAATCTCAAATTCTAAATCTTGCATAAGATGAGGAATGAGGGAACGGAGAAATTGAGCAAATGCAAGATTTCTCCCACCCTCACTTTTTTTTCGCCAATGATTTTGGGGGGTCGCCCCTGCCCGACTTTCAGAGATTGCTCTCGCAACTGCGCCTAAGCGCGCAAGTGCCAAACTGCAAATTTTTACTCTAGTGCAAGTGTGAAAGTGAAGTGCGCAAGCTAAGTCTTTTACCGAAAAAGACCTACCCGGGTATATTATAACACACAAATTTCCGTTTGTCAAGAAAAATTTTCAAAAAAGTTATCCACAGGAAATTAACAGGATTTCCACAGGTTGCTCTATTGATTTGCTAGAAAAAATCATTATAATACATATTATGAAAAACGAAAACAAAAGACCAACTAAGAAGGCACTTGTTAAGCAACTCGAAGAAAGAGGCGTAGACAAAGCAATCGTTGTATCTTTACAGCGTGCTAACATCGACACTCTTGTCTGGGTGCTAAGCAAAATCTCCTAACTTGTTTGAAGTGTAAGCGACTTTATTACTCAACGCTAGCAGAATCGGGAATTGGCACACCCGATGAAGCGCGCCGATTTTATCACATTTTTTCTACCCCGTCAATACACACGCGTTAATTAGTTCATCTTTTTAACTACTCTAGTCTGTCTACCAACTCGAACGGGCGTGTCCCAAACCCCCATAAACACTGACTTTATTTGAAGCAGCGTCGCCCTGCGCCCACGCAAGTGCAAAACCTAAGTAGTAGACTTACGAAAGCCCGCGCGCGAGTGCGAAAGTGAAGTGCAAAGTCTATGCGCGTTTGCGCGGGTATAATAATGTTACTAGTAGTATAACATAGTTTGACGGGGTTGTCAAGAGATTTGCGACAATTTGCGACGATTTTAGAGGCGATTTTTGCCACGAAGTGGGGAGGTTTCGCGTCCCGCCCCCGAGAGTTCGCTGATGTTTTTTAACGCATCTTCCGCTAAATCATTGACTTTCCCATAATAGCGCAGTATAATATTTATATGAATTTAGATAGATATAGCATACTAAGGAAAGGGCGAGCAAAGCTCTTTCGAGACAAGAAAGTTGCCGAGGCAAAGAGGCAAGAACGCAAGAAGTTTATTAAGCATCTTGTTAGACACCCGCTGCCATGGTTTATCTTAATGGTCGCTATCGTTTATATCTGCGAGGCAGTAAGTAGCTAAAGAAAGTTCTTGACTCGCAGTAGATAGCCAGAGTATAATATACATATTATGATAAAGAAATTAATAGAAATTTTTACAAGCAAAGGAGAAGAAATGGCACAAGTAAAAAATTATTCAGAAAAAGATGTTAGCATGATGATTGAAACATATCAAGCAAACCCAACTAGAGACACAGTTGATATGCTAGCTGACAAGTTAGGCAAGAACGCAAGAAGTGTAATTGCTAAGCTTTCAAGAGAAGGTGTCTATGTTGCTCAGCCTAGAGTAACTAAAACAGGTGAGCCAGTAGTGCTAAAATCAGAGTTCGTAGATAGAATTCACGCAGCACTCGGTATTGAAATACCTAGCATTGCTAAAGCTACTAAAGCTGATTTAGCAAGGTTAGCTGACCACCTCGAAGCACAGTAGTGTTTCGACTCGCCAAGGGGGGTTGTTAAAAATAGTTCAAAAAACTTCTTGACAAATCCCCAAAAGCCGAGTATAATATTATTATAAATTTTAAAAAAGACCACAAAAAAATTAACGGCAATACACAAAGTGAGTTGCCGACTTCGGAGAGGACTGACACTCCATTATCAAAGTCAGTAGCGAAACCCAATGCTGAAAATAGGAGTGGCTCAAAGTGAAGTTCTCATGCCAACAAGCATCAAGCCAATAGTGATGACAAAAACAGTGCATGACGGCTAGGTTGGTCGTTAAGTATTGAGCCACCTACTTGCAGTTAGCCATAGTGTATAATCTATGCAGTCAGACAAGCTAGGCTCTCAATAAAACCACTCACAAGCTAGAGTATAAAGCCTACAGGATTATGCAGTATTACAGTAGTAAAACAGTAAATCTGCACGCGATTGAACGGGTGGATACAGCGATAATATCAGATGTAGACAGCGAACTCTCGGTAAGAACGCCTAGCGTATGCTACCGAACGATAGCCTACCAACCTAGTATGGCAACGATGCTCAAGCTGTTGCAGTTAGACATATCCTAGCTATAAGATGATATGGAGTTTGTTGGAGTTCTCGACCAAACCAACACTTTCGGGCGAAGAAGTTTACAGAGCCATATCACGAGATTAGAGGAAGCACTGCTTATAATCTAATTGCAGACTGAATGGCGTATAGAGAACTTCATCGCTAACTGCGAGGTTATCCTGTAAGCAACACAACTTAAGCGTGGCATGACAGGAAGTGGGGCAGTTAGCACTATTTAAACTGCAGGCTTGGAACAGTATAAAAGCTAAGCATTTCAAACAAAAGGAGAGATAAGCGAAGAAAGGTTGTTAACGCTAATTCCAGTTAACACTTCGCAGGACTAACCCTTATGCAGTATGCTCGCTTCTCATTAGCACAGCGAAAGAAAAGGTTCAACGGAAAGCCCTAGGCACATATAAACATAAGTGGGAAATCTATAAGGCATTATAGTAATTAAATTGTAGTAGGCATATTACGAGTAAGGCAATCACTTAAGTTCCCCACTTGAATTGCAATATAGAGTGGTTTAGATAGGGAGCGTTCTGCTCCCTTTCTTTTGCTTCCTAGCAAGTTCACATCAAAATTCTGAAGCTAAACTTAAAATAGTTCTTGACAACACCCCTATCGCGTGTTATAATATACATATTAAAAAATAAAATAACAGGAGAATTATCATGGCACAAGTAAATACACAATACCTAGCAATCATGCAACTCGACAACATTGAGTTGGAGGATAGACGCCACGAGCAGACAGCTGAAGGCAAGTTAATTCGCAAAGAACTAACACGCAGAGATGCGATTGGATTCTGGAAAGGCGAGTTCAGAACTCACGGCGGAGGAATCGATGGCAAACTACAAACTCCATCAAGAGTTGGCACAGTTACCATAGTCAAAGGGAGTGCTAGATAATATTAATAGGAAGCCACACTTTCCTACGCAACGAGTGTGGAGTTCTGATACTGACAATCAGCAGTGGCGGAGGAGGCAGACGCCACACTATATTAACAGATTAACAGCTATTGAGCAAGGAGGGCATCATGCCAGCAAAATTTAAACCAAGTGAAAGAGTATATGCGAAAGACCAAAGAGGTAGACGCATGAATACGCAGAATCCTGTCAAAAAGTATAAGCATTACTATTTGAAGGATACACCAAAGCAGGAGTTATTTGACGCTATTAATAGTAGCAGAACTAAACCTAAGCACAGAATTAAGTATCTAAACGAACTAGTTCGCAGAGGTGTGAAAGTTGTGTGGGAGGTGCCAAATGACAATAGTTAATCTACCACAGGCGGAGTATAAAACCTTCAAACGCAAAGTCGCAATTCTCAAAAAGCATGGCATAAATATGGATTATAGTGTCGCAGGTGAGAAAAAGAGAGTAGTAAAGCTAACTATAAATCAGTCATACGACTGGGAACAGCTTGACGCTATTTGTAATGGAGGTAGCTAATGGACTACACAGTTCTACTAGTTGTCGCTATGTTCTTACTTTATATGTATTTTGATAGCAACGACAGAGGAGGCTACTCATGACATTCGTAGACTTATATATCGGCTTTATGACATATAGTTTCATGGCAGTAGTATTTCTACTTATCGTTGAGCATATACTAGAGGGGCTACTATGAGTAATAATATTAAACTAATGTGCTTTGCTTACTTTTTGTTAGCAGTATTATTAGGAATAGGCATAGGAGATTTTATACATTATGTCAGATAGTAGCAATATTATACAATTTCCCAACATTCGCAAGCGTGTTGGGAAAAAGTATAGGCAAGAAGAAATAGAAAGAATACATGATATGCTTCGCCTTTGTGATGAAGATATGGCAACCATACTTGGGCAGATAGACCAGTTGCAATTAGAACTACAAGTGCTAACTGAGGAGTATGAAAAGCTAACTGAAAGATTGAAGCATTTAATTTTAGTAGAAGGAGAACGCGATGATTAACGATTACGCAAAATTCGTAGACTCCACAACAAGTGGAGCAAGTAAAAACACACACAAGTTGGCCGATAGGTTAGGATATCTATGTGGCACAACTTGGCATAAAGGACAAGAAAGAGGAGAAGAACTGCAGGTCGCAAGGCTATTAACTGCTGTTATCGGTATGATGGCGGAAAGTGGAGAGTTTGCTGAAGTAGTGAAGAAAAAAGTCTTTCAAGGTGATTCAATGTTCACAAGCGAGGAGATATTCCATATGAAGCGTGAACTTGGCGATGTATTATGGTATTGGATTCAGGGTTGTATGTCATTAGGCTTCACTCCTGAGGAAGTAATACAGGAAAACATCAATAAATTAGAGAAACGCTACCCTAATGGCTTCGAGGTTGCTCGTAGCGAACACAGGGTAGAGGGAGATATATAGTGGAAATCCTAGGTAGCATAGTATGGTATCTATACA